AGCAGTTAACAACCTGGTATCAGCACTTAAATACATAATGCGCTAAACCTGCTATACTTATATAAAACAAGGGGATATGATGACGAAGAGTTTACTACAGCAAGTTATGCTTAAAAGTGTTTCAAAGAAGAATACGATAATTGATTCAGATGCATTGATTGAAAAGATCAAATCTGGCTACATAATTAATCGTGGTCCAAAGTTCCAGACAAAGAAGACATTTGCTCCATCAACAATTGCCTATAGCCATGGAGAATGTCCACGCTACTGGTATCTTGCTTTTGATGGTGCTACATTTGAAGATAATGCAGATGCTTATGGTGCAGCAAATATGACTGCAGGTACGCTATCACATGCAAGAATTCAAGATGCAATGATGAATTCTGGAGTGGCAAAGATCTATCGTGATGATGATAATCAGCCAACAACAGAATTTAAGATTAGGTATGATGATCCACCTATCTTTGGTTATGGAGATGCCATGATTGAATGGGAAGGTGAAGAGATTGTCGGAGAAATCAAGACAATGCTTAATGAAGGTTTTGAGTATCGAAAGAACTCCATGAAGCCTAAGACTGGTCACCTAATTCAGTTGCTTATTTATATGAAGATTCTTGGAAAGAAGAAGGGTGTTCTTATTTATGAAAACAAGAATAACCATGAACTTCTAGTTCTTCCAGTAGAGGTGGACGATAACTATCGTGAGTGGATTGATAACGCTTTTGCTTGGATGCGTGAAGTACGTAAGGCTTGGGTAGATCGTACTCTTCCAACAAAAAATTATCGTGCTAATTCAAAAATTTGTAAGACATGTCCAATCAAGGCAGCCTGCGATGAAGCAGGTACTGGAGTAGTCAAGATCAAATCTATGGAGGGGCTGATTGAAACTTTGTGAGAGATGTGATAATCATTTTACTCCTAAAGTAAGTTATCAGATTTACTGTGGTACGGAGTGTAGAGATGCTGCAACTAAAGATAAGATTGCAGAAAGATATCATATTACTCGTAGACAGAAGAGAATAGGTAAAACAAGAAGATGCTTAGGCAGTTGTGGAACCTCTCTCTCTATCTATAATGATTCAGGATTTTGCGCTAACTGTAATGTTAGCAAGAAGGCAGTAGATAAAACATTAAAAGATTTGAAGGGTTTCTTTGATTATGAACAAGAGTAAGTGGGGCGTTCCAGTAATGCCTAATAATATTTGTTCTATTGATGCTAGTACAATGAGCATTGCTTTTGCTATATTTAATACTAAAGAAGAATCTTTAGGTGCAGTTGGTAAAATTTATTTTGAGGGTAATAATATCTACGAAAGGGTAATGGATGCTGGTCAAAAGGTCAAGTCCTTTATTGATTATTATGGTGGATTTGAGTCAATCGTAATTGAACATACCGTATTTATGAATAGCCCTAAAACTGCTGCAGATCTTGCATTAGTTCAAGGGGCTATTCTTGGAGCAGCAGGACAATCAGGAACAAAAGTTATTGGCAAGGTATCTCCTATTACATGGCAAAACTTTATTGGCAATAAAAAGATATCAAAGGAAGAGCAGTTACTTATTCGTTCTCAAACCCCTGGAAAGTCTGAATCTTGGTACAAAGCATATGAAAGAATGCTTCGTAAAGAAAGAACTATTAAGTTTGTTAACACTATTTATGATAGAACTATTGAAGATAATGATGTGGCAGATGCTTGTGGCATTGGGCATTGGGCTATGAATAATTGGACAAAGGCTATAGGAGTTGACAAATAACATCATGGCTGGTAAACTATATACAAGCGAGATTTGGCTACGTAAGAGATACCTTATGGATAAAAAGTCTCCAGAAGACATTGCTAAAGAGTGCGGGGCAAGCGTAGAAACAATCTATGTTTACCTTGCTAAATTTGGATTAAGGAAGTCAAGACGATGAATAAAGCACAAAGAGTTCTTATTGGTTTAGGTGTTGCAGGTGCAGTCGGGATTACTTTTGTAATGACAGCGCTAAAAGGATTGCCAGAAGCATTTGAATGGGAAGAGGATGAAGATGAGTGACAACCTAACCATTACGGTTGATCAAGTAAACCATCCAAGACATTACACAACAGACCCATCAGGGGTTGAGTGTATTGAGATTACACGTCATCGCAATTTTAATATTGGCAACGCATTTAAGTACCTCTGGAGAGCAGGGCTTAAAGATGAATCAAAAACTATTCAAGATTTAGAAAAGGCAATCTTCTATATTAAAGATGAGATTAATAGACTAGAAGGAAAATATGTCAACTGAAGAAGATTTGGTTAAGCATCTTGATCAGGTAAACACTGTTGTCAGTGAATACCTAAAGGGCAATGACCCAACCGTAATCTCTAAAGAATTAGATATTCCACGTACTCGTGTTGTTACATTGATTAATGAGTGGAAGGCTATGGCTTCTGATAACTCTGCTATCCGTGCCCGTGCTAAAGAAGCACTGGTAGGTGCAGATACTCATTACACTAAACTTATTTCTAAGTCCTACGAAGTTATTGATGAAGCGTCAATGACTAACAACCTTAGCGCAAAGACTGCTGCTATTAAACTTGTTATGGATATTGAATCAAAGCGTATTGATATGCTACAAAAGGCTGGTCTTCTTGAGAATAAAGAACTTGCAGAAGAGATGGTTGAGATTGAACGTAGGCAAGAAGTTCTTGTAGGAATTCTTAGAGATATTGCTTCAGAGCATCCAGAAGTTAGAGATATTATTATGCAAAGACTATCTGCAATTGCCAAAGAAGGAGAAGTGATTACAGTTGTCCACGATGTTCAATGAGTTTCTTGAGGTATTAAAAGAGAACCATTTTGTTGAAAAGCCTGTTGACGCAAAGACATTTGTTGAGTCTCCAGACTATCTAGGACAACCACCACTATCTAAAATTCAGTATGAAATCGTAGAAGCGATGAGCCAAATTTATCGTAAAGAAGATTTAGAAGAACTTTATGGCTCTGTTGAGGGAGCAAGATATTATACAAAATACACAAAGAATGAGATTATCCTGCAACTTGGCAAGGGATCTGGAAAAGACTTCGTATCAACTGTAGCGTGTGCATATACAGTATATAAACTGTTATGCCTCAAAGACCCTGCAGTTTATTATGGAAAACCTGCAGGAGATGCTATTGATATTATTAACGTTGCTATTAACGCTCAACAGGCTAAGAACGTGTTCTTTAAAGGCTTTAAAAGCAAGATTGAACGCTCTCCGTGGTTTGCTGGTAAGTATAATGCAAAGGCAGACTCAATAGACTTTGATAAGTCTGTAACTGTTTATTCTGGTCACTCAGAGCGTGAGTCACATGAAGGTTTGAACTTATTTATGGCAGTGCTTGATGAAATTTCTGGCTTTGCATCTGAAGTTGGAACAGGTAATGAGCAGGGCAAAACTGCAGAAAATATCTATAAAGCCTTTCGTGGTACTGTAGACTCTCGTTTCCCTGATCTTGGTAAGGTTGTTTTGCTTTCATTCCCCCGTTATCAAGGTGACTTTATCTCACAAAGATATGAGTCTGTTATTGCTGAAAAAGAAACCATAGAAAAGAAGCATACCTTTATTATTAATGAAGACTTGCCTCATGATGATCCAGGCAATCAGTTTGAAATTTCCTGGGATGAAGATACTATTCTTTCATACAAGATACCTAAAGTATTAGCATTTAAAAAGCCTACATGGGAAGTCAATCCTACAAGAAATATTAATGATTTTAAGATTGCATTTTATACAGACCTTGCAGATGCTATGATGCGTTTTGCTTGTATGCCAACATACTCATCTGATGCATTCTTTAAGGATAGAACTAAACTAGAGAGGGTTATGACCACTAGGAATCCCCTTGATAATTTTAGAAGGTTTGACGAAGCCTTTAAGCCAGACCCAGACAAGATTTACTATATCCATGCCGACCTTGCACAAAAGCACGATAAGTGTGCGGTAGCAATTGCTCACGTAGATCGCTGGGTAAGTATTCAGGTAATCAAAGACTATGAACAGGTAGCCCCAATTGTAGTAGTAGATGCAGTAGCCTGGTGGGAACCTAGAGCAGAAGGCCCTGTTAACCTATCAGAAGTTAAGCAATGGATTATGAATTTACGTAGACAAGGTTTTAATCTTGGCATGGTTTCATTTGACCGTTGGCAATCTTTTGATATCCAGAATGAGTTGCAGGCTGTAGGAATAAGAACTGAGACTGTTTCTGTTGCAAAAAAACACTACGAAGATTTAGCAATGATGATTTATGAGGAGCGTGTGGCTATGCCTATGATCCCTATCTTGCTAGAAGAAATGTCTGAGTTGAAGATTATGAAGGGGAATCGTGTTGATCACCCCCGCAAAAAATCTAAGGACTTAGCAGATGCTCTATGCGGAGCAGTATTTGGTGCAATATCTCATACACCAAAGACTAATAATACTGAGATAGAAGTTCATACGTGGAGTTCTGCAACCCGACTTGCGGACAAACAAGCACGTATGGTAGAATTGGATAATCGGGAAATGCCTGAAGAAGTTCGGGAATATCTCGGTAACTTCAATTTATTATAAAACAAACAAGGAGAAAGATGAATTCATTTAAGAAAATTGCCCTAGGTCTTGCTGCAGCGATGACTTTTGGCGTTATGTCAGCACTTCCGACAAGTGCTGCTGTAAATGCACCGACACTAGCGATTGATTCAGCAACGGATGCTGTCACCGCTGGAGAGTCTGCAACAGCAGTAGTCACATTGTCATTTATTGCAGAAACATCAGCAGATACAGCAACAGTTATCTCTGCTATGTTCTCTCAGCCAACAGGTTCAGCAAAGTCTGCAACCCTAACACTTCTAGAAACATCAACAGCCTCAGTAGTTATTGCAGGCAATAATGTTTCAGCAAATATTAACTCAACAGTTAATACTCCAACATATGTAACAGCAAAGTTTAAGGTGACACTAGATGCACCAGCAGTTGCAGGTACATACGAGGCCAAGATTCTAACAACTAATCCAGTCAATGGGCCAACAGTTTCATGGACAGTTACAGTTAAGGCAGCGGATCTAACTCCATCTGCTTCAACTACAACTTCATTCCTTAACTCTGGCGAAGTAACTACTGCAACAGCAGATGCTGCAGTGTATGCTCCAAAGGCTACAGCAACAGATGCAGCAGCGGTTATCGTTGTTACACCTAAGAATGCAGCAGGCGGATCAGCAACAGAGTCAATGCTTGCAACTGTAACAGGTTCAGGCCTTATTGGATACGGAACAAATGCTACAACAATGTCAGCAACTGGCCGTGCTCTAGTAATCCCAAATGGCAACTACATTGGCGTATTTGCTGACGGTACAGCAGGAGTATCAACAATCACTCTTACAACCCTTACAGGTACAGTAATTGCAACAGAGCAGGTAACATTCTATGGTGATATCGCAACAATCGTTGCTACACCAGTTAAGTCTGTTATCGCAGTTGGTGCAAATACAACTACAATCAAGGCAGTTGCAAAGGATATCGCTGGCGTAACAGTCGGTGCAGGAACACTTTATGCTTACTCAAGCGATGTTACAACAGTATCTGATTCAGGTACAGCAGCAACAATCGTAAACGGTGAAGCAGTGTTCACAATCACTGGTGTTAAGGCAGGCGGAGTCGCAGTTACAGTTAAGTCTGGAACAATCGCATCTGCTCCAGTTGCTACTCGTGTAGAGGCAGCAGCAGCAACAGTCAAGTTGTCATTTGATAAGGCTGTATATCTTCCAGGAGAAGCAGCAACTATCAAGGTACAGGTTCTTGATGCAGCAGGTCTTCCAGTATCTGGAAAGACACATGCTAACCTATTTGCTACAGGTGGAATCACTTCAACTTATGCATTTGGTTCAGGCTCAGATGTTCTTACAGCAACATCAATCACAACTGATACAGAAACAGTTAAGTCATACAAGGTATTTATGCCTTTGACAGAAAATGTTGTAACAGTTTCTGCAACAGGTGGAACTTCACTTCCACTTGCTGGACAGGTTGTAGTAACAGCATCAGCAGAGGTTTCTAATGCAGCAGCAAAGGCTGCTACAAAGGCTTCTGAAGATGCAGCAAAGGCAGCACAGGCTGCTACAGATGCAGCAATCGCTGCTTCTAAGGCTGCAGATGCTGCAACACTACAAGCACAGGCTGCAGTAGATGCAGTTGCTAAGTTGTCTGCAGATGTATCAGCAATGATCGCTTCACTTAAGAAGCAAATCACAGCACTAACCGCTTTGGTCGTAAAGATTCAAAAGAAGGTTAAGGCTTAATTAGTCCAACAATTAGGGGAGTCAGGAAACTGGCTCCCTTTTTTGTTGCATAAAATGATATAATAGGGTTATCAAACATCTTGGAAAGGGTGTGACCCAACATTAAATCTTTCCTACTAAAGAGTGGTTTGGTGGGGATCTTAGTGGTTTTGTGGCTTATCCTAGCCCCTTTTGATCATGCTCGTGCAACAGAAGAAGTAACATCCCAAGTTTCTACATCAGATACTGCTACAGCAACTATTTCAGCAGGATCTACAGTAACAATTGAAAGCGCAACCGCCACCATTGAGACAGCCCAGACTGCTATAACTCAGGCTGAAACTGCCACGGCAGTCATAGAGACCCAAGCAACAGCAATTACAAGCCCTACAGAGACTATAACAGCCACTATCACACAGGCTCAGACCTCTATTGTCCAGGCTCAGGCAGTAGTAGATAGTGCTACTGTGTCTGTCAATAATGTTACTTCTGCTCAAAGTTCCCTGACTCAAGCGGTAGAAACGCAAACAGCCATGGCTCAAGTTGTAGCAAATGAGTCTGCAACAGTATTAACTTTAACCGATAGTATGACGGTTCTTTCTGGACAGATTGATAGCCAAACAGCAGTTGTCTTATCTGATAGTGCTACTGTAACCACAGAACAGGGTCAACTACAATTAGTTCAAGACCAAATTAATCTTGCTAGTGCGGGTAATCCACAAACTACAGATCTCCCAAAAGATGATGACTATGCATTTAAGATGACACTTCCTTATGCCCTTAGACTTGGTGATCAAGAATATACGGATGTATATGTTGCTACAAATGGTTTGATATCCTTTGGACAACTCCAAGGTTGGGGAGGAAATGCACCAGCAGTTTATATTAACTTCCGTGATTGGTGGAATGTTGACTCAGACACTTACCTAAGATACTCAACAACTATTAACTCTCTTTTAATTGAGTGGATGGTTAGAGGATATGGAACTCGTTCTGGACAATTAACTAATATTATTTTTGATGCAGATGTAAACCCAATTGATGGAACATGGAAAGCAGATGTAACCTCAGTTGGTGAACCAGGAAGTGGACAAGTCCAGGTTAATCAAATAGTCAATAATCAATTAACTGGATCTGTTATACAACAAAATTCTGGTAGTACACCAACAAATCTTTCAGCACATATTGATATCACTGGTTATACACCTTATACACCACTACCACCAGACACAAATCTAGAAGAAGCCTTGGCATCTGCCCAAGCAGATTTACAAGCAGCCCAATCAGTTTTATCTGCTTCTCAATCAATTCTTAATGGATTACTTGCAAGTGAGAGCGCATTGCAATCTGAGATTGATGCAGCACAAGCAGAACTATCTGCAGCACAAGCAGATCTTGCAGAAGCCACACAAGAAGTTGCTTACTGGGAGAATGAAGTAGATAATGCAGAATCAGAAATGACCGCTGCAGTTGCAGCAATTGAGCCAGTAGTTGAAGCAATGAAGGCTGCTGTGGTTGTTGCACAAACAATTGTCAACAATACTCTTGCGGAAGAGGAAGCAGCACGACAGGCTGCATTAGCAGCAGAAGCACAAAGACAAGCATCTATTGCAGCAGATAATGCAAGAGCAGCAGAAGCCGCAGCCGCTAGAGCACAAGCGGAAGCAAAGGCTGCAGAAGAAGCCGCTGCAAAAGCAGAAGCAGATAGAATTGCTGCAGAAGAAGAAGCAGCCCAAGCCCAAGCGGATTCTGAAAAAGCAGAGGCTGATCGTATAGCAGCAGAAGAAGAAGCAGCCAAAGCACAAGCAGAGGCAGAAGCAAAGGCTGAAGAAGAAGCAAAGGCTGAGGCTGAGAGATTAGAAG